CCTTTATATTGATGAACACTGGTAGCAATGTAAACCTATCAGGAAGTACATTCGGAGCATACTCAGCAGCAAGCACTCCTTACATCACCTCTCAACTGATCCCAGGACAAGATCCTGCAGAATTGTTTAAATTCTATACTATCGGTGATGGTCAAGACACAAATACAGCTGTTAAGGTATCTGTTGTAAACAACAACTTACCTGGAACCATTGCTGGAACCAATTACGGCACTTTCTCAGTATTTGTACGTCAGTATGGAGATACAGATCAAAGACCAGTAGTATTAGAATCTTACACAAATTGTACTTTAGATCCAGATTCACCTGATTATATCGCAAGAAGAATTGGTGATCAATACTACACAGTTAATAGCGACTTTGATTTAGTAACTAATGGCAACTACAAAAACATCTCTAAGTATGTACGTGTAGAAATGAATGCCAATGTAGATAACGGCTCTGCTCCTGCAAGCTACTATCCATTTGGATTCGAATCATTCCTACAACCAATCCCAGTACCATTCCCATTGCCAACAATGTCTTTGGTAACTCAATTTACTGAAATCAATAGCAATTACAGTCCTAAAGCATACTACGGTGTGAATTACAATAACACCGATGTTGCTAACTACTTTAGCCCACTTGCAAGTGGATCAGTAGCTGGAAACAATGCTAACTTCAATCTTGATGCTTGCTTAATTCACCCATCAGCATCTGTACTAGATGCTAACAGTACCCTTGCTGGATCTAGAATTATTTCAGCAAGTACCTTTAGTGGTGTGGATGTATCTACTTTCTTGAAATTCACTGTAGGTTTCCAAGGTGGGTTTGACGGAGCAGATCCAGCGGTACCCAAATATGTAGGTGCAAATATCACATCTACAAACCTATTTGGATTAAACCTAAGCAGCCTAAGTGCAAACGGTGGTGTAGCTTACAACAAAGCATTAAATGTAATATCTAACGCAGATCAATTTGATATCAACATGCTTGTTGCTCCAGGTGTAACTTTAGACAAGCACTTAACTGTAGCAAACAGAATGATCGAAGTAGCTGAAGATAGAGGAGATACCTTCACAGTAATCGATCCAGTAGTACAAGGAAGCACACTAGCTGCCGCAGTAGCAGCAGTAGATGGTCTCAACTCTAGCTATGCAGCAACTTACTGGCCATGGGTTAAAGTGGTTAATCCAAATACTAACAAACCAACTTGGGTACCACCTTCAGTAGTTGTACCTCAGGTAATTGCATTCAGCGATTCAGTATCTTACGAGTGGTTTGCTCCAGCAGGTTTGAATAGAGGTGGAATTAGCTCTGCAGTAGATGTAGAGTACAAACTATCTAAGTCAAAAAGAGATACCTTATATCAAGCAAACATCAACCCAATTGCAACATTCCCTAATCAAGGAATCTGCATCTGGGGTCAGAAAACACTACAATCAACTTCATCTGCACTTGATAGAATCAACGTAAGAAGATTGTTGATTGCATTGAAGAAGTTTATTGCATCATCTTCAAGATATCTAACTTTCGATAATAACACAGACGAAACTCGTCAGAAGTTTATCAGCGTAGTGACTCCATATTTGCAGTCAGTACAACAGCGTCAAGGTATCTATGCATTTAGAGTTGTAATGGACGAAACAAATAACACTCCTGATGTAATCGATAGAAACATTCTGTACGGACAGATTTATATTCAACCAGCAAGAGCTGCTGAATTTATCGTACTTGATTTCAATATCTTACCTACGGGTGCTAGTTTTGATAACGTATAAATTTAAAACGCAGATACTTATAATAAAAGATAGACTATGGCAAATCTAGTAGCAGCAGACGAAATGTTCTTTAAGAATTACGAACCGAAGATGAAGAATCGCTTCATCATGCGGATGGGTGATACAGGCATTCCGTCATTCCTTATAAACAAGGTATCTCGTCCAAACCTTGAGTGTGGTGAGGTAGTTATCGATCACATCAACATTATCCGTAAATTAAAAGGAAAATGTAAGTGGGCAGATATCACAATGACCTTGTATGATCCAATCGTACCATCAGGTGCTCAGGCAGTAATGCAGTGGGTAAGAACATCTCACGAATCTGTAACTGGTCGTGATGGATACTTAGACTTCTACAAAAAAGACCTTGAAATTGACGTACTAGGTCCAGTAGGTGATAAGATCGAAAAATGGACAATCAAAGGTGCATACATTAAAACAGCTAACTTCAACGATCTAGCATGGTCAGAAGGTGAAGCATTCACAACTATCGACCTTACCTTAGGTGTTGATTATTGTGTACTTGAGTATTAATTTATTAATTCAACTAGGAAACCGGCTTCGGCCGGTTTTTCTTTTTCCCGACTATTTATAGGAAACACTTAAATCTATATTGTTATGTCAGACATCATCAACGACGAGTACCCAAACAAGCAAGTTATTTCAAACGATCAACTTAAAGCACAATTAATGGCTGAGCATTCTAGCCCAGCTAAAAACGACTTTCCAACAGAGGTAATCACCTTACCATCTAGAGGACAGTTCTACCCAGAAGGACATCCATTAGCATCCGGTCAGATTGAAATGAAGTATATGACAGCTAAGGAAGAGGATATCTTATCATCCACAAACCTAATTAAACAAGGAGTAGTAATTGATAAGTTGCTTCAATCATTAATTGTAACTAAGGTAAACTACAATGACCTTCTGCTATGCGATAAGAATGCAGTATTTGTAGCAGCAAGAGTACTTGCTTATGGTCCAGACTATGAGGTAGAAATTACATGCCCAAATTGTGGACAACCAAGCAAGCACGTAGTTGATCTGCAGGACTTTGACGAAAAGGTAATCGACTTTGATTCACTACCCAAGCATACAAATAGATTTAATTACACATTCCCAGTTAGCAAAAAGAATATAGAATTTAAAATGCTAACACATGGTGATGAGAATAATATTGCCGATGACATTAAAAGATATAAAAAGCTATCAAAGTTATCAGGAGTAGATCCAGAGTTGTCAACTCGGTTGAAGCATATCATCGTATCTGTAGAAGGTGATGAAAGTAAAGTAACAATCAACAACTTTGTGGATAAACTACTATCAAGAGATTCACTGGCATTCAGAAATCACTTAAAAGCAGTGACACCAGAGCTAGAAACAACTTTTACCTTTGAATGTCCACATTGTGATCATGTTAACGAAAAGATGGGGATGCCCATCAATGTTAACTTTTTTTGGATTGGGGCCTAATTATCGCCCCCAAATTTACGACCAAATATTTGATTTAATGTACTATGGTAATATGGGGTTCAACTTCACCGAACTCTATAACATGCCAGTCTTTCTACGAAACTACTACTATCGTAAGCTAGTAGATGTTAAGAAGAAGGAAAAAGAGAGACACGATGCTGAAGTAGATAAAATTAACTCACAAAGCAGTAGATTTCGAAAAAGGTGATATTTATAGGAAAAGTGTAATATGAAACCTAGTGAATTTCGTAAACTAGTAAGAGAGGAGCTTAAAGACCACAGACTTGAAGAGAGTATATCCGGATGGCTTATTGACAAAGTTGCCAACGGGTTTAAGTGGTATGCAAACAAAAAAGCTGACTACCAGTACGATGCTCTACTTAGCAGCAAAGATTTCAGAAGTATGGCATCTAGGTTTGGCTACAAAGATGAGGAAGCATTTGTAAAAAAGGCAAAGGAGCTTATAAAGAAGAATCCACAAAAATTTGCAGAAATACTAGCCTACGATGTTAGGAAGGGCAAGTTTAGTAAATACTTTTAACGAGTATGGCAAATGAGTACATACCACAAGACTTGGCTAACCAAGTAGCCGCATTAATAGCAGCTGGTATAAAAAAGGGATCCAAGCAGGGTTTCGAAAGTGCTGATTTTGTTAGTGAGTTAAATAAGCAGATTGCTGAGTATAATGACAACGATAAGGCAAGATCATTTAACGAAAGTGTTAGAGCTCTTGCTGCAAAGACGGGATTAAATGCCCGTGAGGCGGAGTTAGAAGTACTGGCTCAGCAAGCAGCAGAGCAAGCTGTATTAAACGGACTAGGTAACAAATACATCGCAGACATGGCCAAACTTGTTGCTATTCGTCGTGAACAGCTGGCAGTGGAAATAGAACAAGAAGAGCAGCAAAAAAAGGCCGCAGAGATTGCAGAAAAGATTAAAAAGTACGATCACGAAAGACATGAAATTCTTGAGAAGATAAAAGTGCAGCAGGAACTGATGAAGGATATATTCACAGATCAGCGAATAGCTCAAGCAGTACTAATGACTCAAGTGATTAGAGGAGCACATTCGGTAGCACACGCATTCCAGCACATAAGAGAAGAAGGGTTCACAATGACCCAGGCACTAGCAAAGACCGGAAAAGCAGCTACGATTGCCTTCAATCCATTCAACCCAGTGAATATGAAAGAGG